TGTGTTGTTCATCAACAAGCGCCCACATCAAAAGAAGTTAATAATACTGATTTAGCAATAGGCAGATTTATTCATCCAGCTGTGAAAGGAAAATCTTATTTGTGGCATAATGGTATTATTAAAGAAGGAAAATTTGAAGGTGATTGGGATACAGAATGGTTGTTTGATATTACATTAGATGATTTGAAAAAAAGTCCTCTTAAAAGATTTAATGCTAAAATAAGTGAAGCAGATGGTACATTTGCATGCATGATGCATCACGATAGTAGTATGTTTATATTTCGTAATGAAATTAGTCCTTTGTTTAGTGAAGGGTCATCCTTTTCTTCTACTAAGTTTGAAAACTCTATTCCAGTGCCCGCAAATACAATGTGGGAATTAGATTATGAAATAGGTGGTTTAGTAAAACAATGGAATTTTGAAACAAAAGAAAATCCCTATCATTTTGGAGAATAATGTTTATACATCCCGTGAATGCCTCTACTGAGGTAACAAATATCGATGATACAATGATTCAACCAAATACTGTTGATTTACGAGTCGATAAGGTTTTTAAAATTGGTCGAGGTCCAATGCATATAGATGAAGGTAAAAAAGAACATAGAAAATCAATAGAACAAAAAGTCGATGAAAATGGTAACTTTGTTTTAGATCAGGGTGCTTGTTATGAAATTCAGTCTAAACAACATGTAGAAATAGCAGAGGGCGAAATTGCAATTATTCTTGGCAGAAGCACTTTTAATAGAAACGGTGTTTTAATTATTAGTTCAATTTATGATTCGGGCTTTAAAGATTATGCAGGAGCAACTTTATATAATATTGGGGGAGAAACAACGGTTAAACCTAATACTAGATTTGCTCATTTAGCTATAGCAAAAGCAGAATCATTACATAAATATGATGGAGACTATGGCGAAAAAAATTGATAATAAAGAAAAAGAAACTATAATAAAAATGCTGACTCCTGAAACATTCAATTTGGATGTTAAGAAGTTGTCAGATAAAATGCCGGTAATGGATGCAATTTTACATTATTGTGAAATGAATAAATTAGAATATGAAACAGCTGCTTCTTTAATATCTACAGACTTAAAAAGAGTTTTACGAGCTGAAGCGGAAGAATTAAATTTCATACCGACCACATCAAAGTTGCCTATCAATGTTTGAGAGAATTAAAAAAAATTGGGAAAATATATGGTTGCCTCGAATTCGAGAGGGAAAAACAAAAATTGAATTAGAACGAGATAGAAATTATGAAACAAGATGGGTTTGGTATCACACTATTCTTGCTATAGAGCAAGTTATAATTATTATAATATTATTAGGAATTTGGTGGAAGTTATAGACATATGAATAATAGAGTAGGTAGACATACACACTTATTTCAAGAAGAAGATTTTGTTGGACATTCTGGTGATACTTTAAATTGGAAAATTGAATGTGATGCTATTGATATAGCCGAGTGGAAATGTATTGCAAGAATGATTTGGGAGAGATGCCCACCATTTAAACAAGCCATTGGAATTCCTCGTGGTGGAGTAACATTAGCAGAATGTTTAAATGAATATGCCACTCATAATATGGATCATCCAATTCTAATTGCTGATGATGTATTAACGACCGGTGGATCAATGAATTATTTTATAGATCAATACCTCAGAAATAGAAAACCTCATCCTTATATTGGATGGGTTGTATTTGCTAGAACACAACCACCTGATTGGGTAACCGCCCTATTCCAAATGCCATGAATGAATTTGAGTGTTATAGTCTTTATACCTCTCTTAAATTACATTTCACTACAGATTACGATTACTTTAAGTATAATGGTAAATGTAATGTTACACCGGAATCATTTAATAAACGAAGAGAGCGATTCTTTTTTAAGAAATTATCTAGAGAATATCCGGATCCAGAATTAAGAGATTTTTTAGTATCAAACTTTTTAAGTGATATAAATATGTGGATAGGGGATGCTTTTGGTGAAAAGTGTGTTTCAACCTATCGTGACTGGCGAAAACGTATTGAGAGTTTACAATACATTTTTCGTGAAGATTGTTCGAACATCATGTCAGATGATTCGAATGAATTCGATGCTTTATTTGAAGTAGTAGATGGACAACATCCACCTATTCTTCGTCATGCCTTGGCGAAAAAAATAAACATTGAAACTTTTATCATCCTAGATGATATTTTATGTTTCATACCCAAATTTAATAGAGATCTTCAGGACCCAATCGTGTGGCCGGACTACTATAAGAAGTGTGTGAAATATAAACCATTCTTTGCTCATGAACTTGAATCAAGTAGAAAAAGCTTGAAAAAAGTTCTTGACATTTAATAAAGAATGTTATATAATATATGTTATATTATGATTAAGTGAATAAAGCGTATACAACGAAACAAAGCAGTTATAAGGAGAAATATGTCGTTTGCAGATATGAAAAAGAAAAGAGGTTCCTCATTAAGCCACCTCAGCGAAGAGCTTAATAAAATTAACAATCCCGGATTTGGTGTAGATGAACGTTTTTGGAAAGCCGACTTAGATAAGGCTGGAAACGGTTATGCTGTCATCAGATTCTTGCCCCCTATTGAAGGAGAAGATCTTCCTTGGGTTCGTGTTTTCAATCATGGTTTTCAAGGTCCAGGCGGATGGTATATTGAAAACAGTCTTACTACTCTTGGTAAGAAGGATCCAGTTTCCGAATATAATTCAGGTCTTTGGGCTACAGGTGTAGAAGCGAATAAAGATATTGTTCGTAAACAAAAAAGACGTTTGACTTATTATGCCAATATTATGGTAGTCGAAGATTCAAAGCGTCCTGAAAATGAAGGAAAAGTTTTCCTTTTTAAATTCGGGAAGAAGATCTTTGATAAAGTCAATGATCAGATGAATCCTCAGTTTGAGGACGAATCACCTGTTAATCCTTTTGATTTTTGGGAAGGTGCGAACTTCAAATTGAAGATTCGTAAGGTAGAAGGCTTTACAAATTATGATAAAGCTGAGTTTGCTGGTCCTACTCCAATGTCAGAAAATGACGAAGATATGGAAAAGGTTTGGAAACAACAATATTCTCTTCAAGACTTTTTGAAGCCTGATAACTTCAAGTCTTATGAAGAATTATCCTCACGTTTAAATAAAGTTCTTGGTAAAGGAATTGATCCTTCTATGCAGAGAGCTGAAGATACAGTGATAGGTCCTGTTGATCATACTAGTGTACCTTTTGATGGTGGAGTTCCTAATAGGCCTGCACCGCAACCAACTGTAATGGATCAGGGTAGTAGTGCACAGAGTGATAATATGGATTCTGGAGAAGGAGATACTCTTTCTTACTTTGCTAAGTTAGCTGAAGAAGAATAATATTAATTATTCTTTTTATTTAATGAATCTTTTATACTATTAGCGTCAGCGCGTTCTTTCTTTATATTGTTATTGATGTTATTAATTTGTTGTGAATTGTCCTGTAAATTAGTTTGAGCGCGCTTCGCATCTCTCGCTTCCCTTGCTAATTCTCTCTCTGATTTTCTCTGTGCTTCCTCAGCGGCCACAAGTCTTTTATATGCTTCTGGATCTTTTCTTTCCATTTCAGCACGTTGGTAATGTTTTGAATCGCTACCAAAAATTCCTTTCGCTGCCTTTTTCCCCAAAAACCCCATATCCATCATCAATCCCGCGATAAATTGAGGGATCTTCCGGACGAAGCTAAAAACTGGTTCGAGAACATGATCGTAAAGTGCATCGGTTGCCATTGTAAATAATTTTTTAATACCAGTAAATAAAGAAAAATTACCATCTTTATCTCTTAGATTTTTATCAATAAATGCTACTGCATTTTCAAAACCGAATTTTTTTAATATCCAAGCAACTGCTTCACCTAATAGGTTTGGTATAGCAAACAATACATCGTCGAATACAGACTCTATACCGGCTCCTATTGCGCCTGTAATACCACCTTCTTTATATCCGTCCACAATATTACTTATTACATCAAACGCAGAAAAAAGGAACCCAATAGGAATGAATACCTTACCAATAACTTTTGCGATCTTACCAACGAACTTCAAAATATCTTTTAAAGGTTTAAGCCAATCAGTTAAAGGAGCAACTATACTTTTAAATGTTTTTGCGGCTTTTGTAATGACGCCGTCTTTAGGTCCGAATGCACCTTTGAATGAATCTCTGAAAGAATTAAATGTTTTAATTGGATGAGCTAATGCTTCTGCATTTAAAAATCCAAGAGCCCCGAAATTAAGAACGTTTACTAATTTGAAAAATCCTTTGGTAA